TCGTTGCCTTGACGTGCGGGACTTCTTTGTCGATCCGGGGGCTAAGAGCCTTGAAGATGCACGCTGGGTTTGCTATCGGCCGCCGCTGCCTGTCAGTGAGATCCGCCGTAAGTTTCCTGAAATGGCGATGTTTATACAGGCGGACAACGGGATCCATGGCGACCGTCAAGAGTCGTCTTGGTATGCCGACGATGACGAGCTGCAAGACTACGCTTACCTGTATGAGTTTCACGAGCGCCCAACTGAGGCTTATCCAAAGGGCCGAATCATTTGGATGTGCAACGATGTCGTCTTGCAAGAGATCGAGAGCCCGTACCACGAAGCTCTAGGGCGCTTTCCATTCTTTCAGTTCGTTTGGGACAAGAACGCAGGCAAGTTTTGGGCCGAGGCGTATATCAGCCAGGCATGGCATCGGCAGCGTGAGATCAACGCGGTCGAAACGAGCGTTCGCGAAGCTGTTGAATTGCTTCTGAAAAAGAAGATCCTTGTGCCAATTGGCAGTAGGATTACTGCCGATGAGATTGCGGCTTACACGGCGCAGATCATCCACTACAACGCGAGCGCGGGCGAGGTCAAAGACATAGACTTTGGGCCGATTCCGCCCGACCTGTTTCAACGAGCTACACAGTTGGCGGCGGACATCCGGCAGCAGGCGGGTGTAACCGACAACGAGATGGGCCTTACTACGTCGGACCCAAATGGCCGTGCCATGGCGATTTTGAACGCCGAGGCCGATCAGCAAATTGGGCCGATTTTGCGGCGTAATAACGATGAGTGGCGTGAGCTACACCGGGCGCTCATTATGCTGGCCCAGAAGTATTATGACGCAGAGCGTCTAATCGTTGTGTCCGGGCCGGATAGCACAGAGTCGTTTACATTCCATGAAATGAACCTGCGGCCCGGGTGGGATGTTGTACTTGAGGAGACAGACTCCCTAAGTACAAACAAGGCCGTCCGCTTTCAGCAGGCGATGGATCTCGTTGGGACGGGGTTTTTCCAGGACGACACGACCGGGCTGCTTGATAAGCGGAAGTTCGCCCGCAAGGCGGGGATGAACGACCCGGAACGCGGGTACGATGTTGAGGCAACCGAGCGGGCAGCGGCGGCGCAGATCCCTTACAAGATGATGAAGGGCGAGCCTTTCCAGCCGCACTATTACGACGACGCGAAGATTTTTGCAGAGGTCTTGCTTGGCTGGCTCCGTGGGCCGGGGCGTCGGGCGGACCCAATGGTTGCGCAACAGGTCGAACAAGTGTGGATGTTCTATACGCAGTGGGCTGTTAGTCTAGAACTAGGCAGCGGTGAAGGTATGCCCCCTGTTCCTGGACAAGGGCCGAGTCAACCGGGCACAGACCAGAGTGCCCCGGGCGGATCTGCTAACAATCCTGGGCACATGGCGTCAGATAGGCAAGGGGTCGGGGTGGAAGCGGCCGAGCGGGTTGGAATAGCTGACCAGCAAGCGGAAGGCCAGGCTCAAACTCAAATGAACCGTGAAGGCTAGGTGGTTACGTTCCAGTCGCTGGCGAGAATGTCCGTTTGTGACGCAAGCCACGGGACAAAAGTGCCTTGGGCAGTACAAAGCATTAGATATGGCAGGAATTTGCAGACGGTGCCTTCGGGGAGGCCGGTAGCCTCTGCGGTGTTTGCATTGATAGGAATCCCGTGTGGGTATGCTTTTTGGTAGACGATATACATATTTTTGCCGTTCCAGCCTGTACGATACACACGCTTACCATTCTTGAGGTAATGCAACGCCCACCCGAAATCTTTAGTTTCCATAAGAACTTCCTTGGTTTAAGTTAGGTGGGGGGCCGGCAGAATTACCGGCCCCCCGAGGGCAACTAACCAACCTGGCCGGAGAGACGACAACCAGGCTGGGGATAAATTGCCAGAACGTAGAATATTAGTCAAGCGGTTATTCTAGGGGCTTGACTTATGTGCAGGTTCGTAGGATAATCTAGCAAGTTAAATGCCAACCCAAGTTTCCTATTACGGTCGCTCCGTTATCGCGCTTTGGAAGCACGGGCCGGCGAGTATCCGCCAAGCGAATGACGCGCGTTAAGCGTTGGAGTTAAGATGGCTGAAGTTGCACGTACCACTGTTCCAGGCAAGGCCGAGCTAGGCGCCGTCTTCGACGAGGTGTTTGGTGAAGGTGATGCCGAGGGTAGCGAGTGGGCGCAGGAAGCTAATGCTGGCGGGGGCCAGGAGGCTCAGGCGCCGCAGGAACAGGACGAGCAGCAAGACGCCGCTCCGGTGGATGATTCCGGCCAAGAGCCGGTAGAACAGGGCGCTGCCGAGCAGGCGGCTGCGGAGGCAACCGAGCAGGTTGAGCAAGAGCAGCAGGCTAAGCCCGGTAAGAAAGACGCTCAGTCTAGAATTAGGCAGCTCGCCGCGGAGAAGAATCAGCTTCGCGAGGAGTTGGCTAGAACTCAGCAGTATGTCCAGCGTGAGCTTGCGCAGTTGCGCACGCAGTCTGTTACTGAAGCAAAGGCACAGCGCGAGGCTATGGAGCGCCAGCTTGAGCTACAGCGCAGGCAGTTTGATCTTTTGCAGTCTGACCGAGAAGCGGCGGAATTTGAGCGTCTGCCCATCGATAAGAAAATCGAGCGGCGGGCGGCAAAGGAAAGCGAGAGTAGACTGCGGCAGGAGCTTGAGGAACGCGATCGTCATTGGCAGGCTCGTTTTGAACAGCTTGAGGCACAGCGTGAGCAGGAACGTGAGCAGAACGAGCGTGTTGGACGGATTCGCGGGCTTGATGCTCAGGCCGAGCAGGCGCTTGATCAGGTTGTGTTGAAGGGCCTGCACCCGGAGGACGCAAAGGCGCTCCGTGAGCCCATGAAGGAAATGCTGATGAGTTGGGCGGCTTCGTATGGGGAGTATCCTATGGAAGCGGCCAAGCGTTTTGCCGGATATATCGATAACGTTTTCACCGCTCGTCTTAAGACGAAGCGTAACCCTAACGTGGCCCCGCAGGCACGGCCCGGCATTAGGCCGGCGATTGGCGGGCAGGCTGGCGTTGCCCCATTTGGTGCGCGCCCGGTTGCTCGGCGGTCTACAGCCGACTCGCTCAAAGAGCGTGGTTTGCACGGGCATTTGAGGGACTTGGCCGACGAACTCTTCGGCTAGGTCTAATGGAAAGATAGAATGGCTGTTGGCGTTAATATTCCGAATGTTGGGCTGATGTTTACCCGCTATTTGGACAAGGTCGATGATACCCTTAACAACGCTAGCCGAGCGCGGCAGCTAGTTAAGAAGGAAGATAAGTGGACCGGCTCGCATAACGAGTGGCGTGTCCACGTTCAGCGTGGTGGAGCGCTTAACTGGTCGGAGGACGGCGGTTCGTTCCCGGCGGCTAAGAAGCAGACTTACAAGCCGGCAAAGAGCTATCGTAAGTTCCTACACGCGAAGATCCAGCTTACGAACGGCGTTATGGCTTCGTGCCAGAAGTCGAAGTCGACGGCTAAGGATGTCATTACGTCTGAGGTCGAAGGCCTCATGCGAGACATTTTGAAGGCGGAGAACGGCATGTTCTTCCGCGACGGTACCGGCGCCGTGTGCCAGCTTAAGGGTACCGGCGGCACGTCTGGTAGCGACCCGTCTGGGCTGACTACTGTTGACGTTGACGATGCGCGCCTGGTTTGGGAAGGCCAGGAGTACGACGTTTATGACAATAGTTCGTTTAGCTCGTTTACAGCGACTAAGCACGGTACGACGACAATTACTACTGTGCCTGAGGCGCCGCGTGCAAACGGCACGTTCCAGATCAACTGTTCTGCTTTGCCCACCGGCCTAGCCGTTGGTGCAAGCGGCGACTATCTGGTTTGGACGAACTCGTACGGTCGTGTCCCAACTGGCCTTGACTTGCTTGTTGACGACGCATCGACTACGTTCCAGAACGTCGATGTCTCGGCCTATCCGCGGTATGCGTCGCTTGTTCTGGGCAACAGCGGCACGAATCGGGCGCTGACTCCGAGCCTGTTCCGTAAGATGCTCGCGGGCCTGAGCCAGAAGAGTGGCCGGGATAACCCGTCGAGTGGCTTGACCGTCCTGTGCAATAGCTGGCAGGCGGTCAACGTTGGGGGGTTTTACG